AAGAGAAGAGAAGTTGACAAGCAAGCAAGCAAGCTGTATATGGGATATTATGAGAATTGAGAAAGCAAAAGAAATTACAGGAAGTTTAAGCAAGCCCAGCAAGATGCCGGGCCACGCTTATGGTTTACCAGCTAAAGAATGCAAAACCGGCGGAAAGTTGCAGAAGGTTAAAGGCTCGACGTGTTACGGCTGCTATGCATTAAAAGGCTGTTACGTTTTCAAAGTTGTACAAGCTGCGCAATATAAAAGATTAAAAGCAATACGCCACCCGCTATGGGTCAAAGCGATGACAATGCAAATCGCAAATAAAAAAACTAAATTTTTTAGATGGCACGATTCCGGAGATATCCAGGACTTGAAACATTTAGCAAAAATTTTTGAAGTTGCAAGACGAACGCCGGACGTTCAACACTGGCTGCCAACGCGTGAAGCGTGGACGGCTAAGTATCAAGACAGAGCGCCAGCAAATTTAAAATTAATTTTTTCTATGCCGATGGTCGATCAGGAAGCGGCGGGCAATTGGAACTATACCAGCACCGTCGTAACTGATCCGAGCAAAGCAACCTGCCCCGCTCCAAAGCAGGGCAATGAGTGTAAGAGCTGCCGGGCGTGTTGGGATAAAAAAATTAAAAACGTGGCCTACCTGGCCCACTAGGAAGGATGATATGAAACCAAAACAATTAGCAAAGGGAATGGGTTATTTTAATGACTACAATGAATTTGGAAAAGGTAGAGATTTTGGTGAAATAAATTTTGATGGCGATACTTTAAAATCTACAAGAGAAATTTTAGATGGCAAAGATTGTATCGTGTCCCGGATCACAGACAAGCAGGGCGATACCAGAATATCTCAAATTGAATACCCTTTAATTTATGCTGATGAGTAAACAACCAGTTTAGAATGATTCTAATGTGGCATCACCCAAAATATTATCAGGAGCTCAAGCAGATCCGCAAGCAGTTTGAGAAGGAACAAGCCGACAAGCGAGCGAGCGAGCAAGCTAGGAATCAAGCGGAGCGCGGATCAACAAGCGCTGAATGTGATCCCAATCATCAGAAGCCAGAGGCTGAGTAGACTTATAGTCTGCAAGCAGATCGGGGAGCGAGCTGCTTCCGTATAAATTTATACGGCCAGGAGAGCCCTCCTGGGCTAAGATATATGTACGCTTTTGTCTGGTTAAGTGAAACAATTTTTGATGTGGACTAAAGTGCAATTTTTTCCCATAAACTATCTTAAGCTCAACCATAAAATATCCACAATTTTCGTGATATCCCAATAGATCGGGCACACCATAAGAAGCCCAAGATTCAAGTCTAGTCCACTGAATTTGGGGTGTTTTCTTTTTAATTAATTGCCAAAACTTGCTCTCTTTTTTCAACGTACACCTTTATATAAACGTACGTAATTTACGTACGTAATTTGACTTTTACCGTACATAATTATATAAGTCAAATATGACTGAGAAGCCACGAAAAAAACTAGGAAGACCACCAACTTTAACGCAAAGGCAAATGAAATTTGCTGAACTTTTAATATTTAAGAGGGGAGAAATGACTCCTACTCAATGCGCATTTGAAGCGGGGTACAAAAATAGACCCAGACAAAATGCAGGGGATTTAAGAAATGCAACTAAATTTCCTTTGGTTGCTGCTTACATAAAAGAACTAGAAGCAGAAGTTAGAGAGAAATATGGAATTGATTTTCATAAACACATAGAACAATTAGGCAAGATTAGAAACAAAGCCTTTCAAGACAAAAGTACTTTGTCTAGTGCGGTTACTTCAGAGGTGGCACGAGGTAAAGCAGCTGGAATCTATGTTGATAGAAGAGAAACAACTAATCTGAATGTTGAATTAGATAGAATGTCTTACGAAGATTTAATAGAAAAGATGTCTGAATTTGTTAACCAAAAAACTTCAAAGAATGTGACTCCTGTAGCAGAGTCAGTAGAATCAAAAGCAACAAAAGACCCTGATACTGATTCAATAAAGCAATAACTTTATTTAATAGTTTTTTTGGAGACTTTTTTACCATCGCCCATTTGTTTATAACTGGCGTTTTCATTTCGCCCATATAATACTCCTTGTGGATTAGGTCCCTTTACTGGAGGGATTGCCTTCCATTTTACATTAGGCATATTCTTGGTCAAGGTTTTATTTATTTTTTCTGGCATTTAATTGTTCTTGGTGTCCTCGTTTTTGAAGAATTATATTTAAACTAAAGGATCTTCTTTCTCCTTTAGGATCTGGAAAAAGATATTTACTTTTAAACGGATAGACCTGATGATCTAAGAAATGAGGAAACAGAAAGAATTCTCCAACTGTTGGTTTGAATCTTATATTATTGGGACAATTAAATCCAGTTACTCCATAACTAAACTCAATAGCTCCTCCTGCGGGATTATGATCTTTTTCTTCTTCTTCCCAATGTTCCTGTATATCGTCCGGCATTTTTAAATAACCAACACAAGACATATTACAATTAGTGTGATGATGTTTAGGATTAAAATCATTGGCATATTGTCTAACATACCATCCACTTTGAAACATAATGTCGTGTTCGTGTTGAGCTTTTTTAAAATCTTCATCATTCGGAAATGCATATCTCCCAGCCATTTCTACAAACCAACGGCTATGTTTAGCCAACACAGCATCACTTATTAAGTATTCTTCTTTTACTTTACCAGCTAAATGCTCAGACCAATCAATTTTTTTATGTTTGCCTGCAGCAATTTCTTCACAATCAGTATTTAAATCATCAATCATTTGTTGAGGAAGCTTTACTTTTAGAAGCGTGGGCCCAAAGGGGCGTGTTATACTAATTTCATTTGTCATTTATCTTCTCCATCTTAATTATACACCCTTTAGGGAATACATTTCTATCAGAAAATAACTCATCACCTTCTTCGTAAGATGCAAAGGTCCAAACATTATGTTTGTTTTTATGAAATACATATGCCTGAGTTACCATTGTACTAGGTTTAAACTTATGAAAGTCTTCAGCAGTGCTGTGCCCCGCATCCCCGGTGATGTCAGCCCACGTAATTTTGTAGAAATAATACTTTTTCTTTTTAATTACTACGTGTCTATACTTAGATTTCTTCCTAGATTTTGGCATATTCATCTTATACTATAGGGGAGATTTTAGGCAAATTTTTTATTTTTAAAAATAAAAAAATCCCCGCGCGCCGAGTAGCACACTGTGCCAGAGCAAAATCTGACCAATGCTTAAATAAGCTAGCAATACCAACAAAGTGTGCCAACTGTGCCACCGTAAAAATTTTTCTTGGCACAGCTATTAGTCAATAATACCAACACTAATAGTCGATTTTAAGGGGTGTGCCAACTGTGCCAGAGGTTTTTTCTTATGACGAAAAAAAATCATAGGGGCAAAAATTCCACTTATCTTGGCACAGTGTCATATTTCTTGACAGAAGTACCGTTTTTAATGATTTTCTTTACTCCAGATCCTTGAATCTCAAACTTTGCGTAGGGTTGCCACTCTTTACGTATCAGATTTAGCTCTAAAATCAGATTCGACCATTGTTTGGGACTTATGTTTGTCCCGACTATACTCACCTTTTTCATAATCTATACACAATTTACCATCTAAATGGTCCAATTCGTGCTGTATGCACCTGGCCGCTAGATTGTAAAATGTCTTTGTTTGCTCCTCTCCTTTCTCATCTTGGTAGTTTAAAGTAATTCTAAGGTACCTTCTTACCTCTCCTTTCTTGCCGGGCGCAGATAAACACCCTTCAAAATCAATCATAGATTCTTTAGACTTTTTATGTATTTCTGGATTAATAAATACCTGCGGGCTTTCTCCAGCTCTAGTGCAATCCATTACAAATATTCTGCTTTGATATCCTACTTGCACGGCTGCTAATCCAACACCATAATTTTTGTACATAATCTTAATCATCCATTTAATTAGTCTTTCAGTCTTATCATCCAAAGGAAATTTAACAGGTGAGGACACCGTTCTTAAAAATACATCTGGATATGTTACTATGTCTGTCATAATTTTATGGGGCTTCCACTCTCGCTTTCACCCCACTCCCTAGGGAAACTGTTAAGTTATTTTAAATGTCCTTGATTGTTGGTTTGATTTAATTCTTTTATCTTTATCATATTTTAAAACCACTCTAGCAGGATTGGAGTCTCCGATAATAACACTCTCTTGTAATTCAATTCTTCTAAGGTCCTCTAAGTATCCATTTTCGGTTTCTATGAAGATAGGGCAATCGGAAATACAAGTTCCTTTTTGTCCGTCTGTAAATTTTGATAAAATAAGTTGTAAGTCTCTTACTCTTAACATTAGTGATAGTTCCTCTTTATTTTATTAGCTATTTTTTTAATTAGCTCATACCATTTCATTTTCCACATCTCCCTTACTTCTCCAGATGTACTCCAGTAAGCTTTAGCTATATTATCCAGTCGTCTTGTGTCTTGTTTGATAGTATTCATCTACCCTCCTTAAAAAGTTATGTTTATATTTTTGAAATTCCTTCCCTTCAACAACAAATTCCTGATAGAAGTTATCTTTACTACACATCATAATCACACCTTTATCTATTTTAGTTCTATAAATAAAATTGTGAGCCATTGCATAAGCTGCTAACTGAAGACAATAATCTTCAATCCATTCTCTTTTCTTTGGCTTATTTGTTTGTTTGAAGTCTATGATTGCATCCTTACCTTTATGGATTGCTACTAAGTCTGTTTGACCTGCGTATAGGCCTGGATAATACAAAGTACATTCTGTTCCATAAAATTCTGTGACATTAATTAATCCACTTTGAATAATTTGAATAGCCATATTGTGAGCGTCTTTACCTACATTAGTTAAATCTACATAACCCACATCAACAATATATTTTTCAAGAATCTTGTGCATCGCCGTTCCACGCTCCGCTGCCTGGTCTTTAATCTTCTCGGCCTCCTCTAACCCGACGCGGTCCTGCCATCGCTTAAGCGATTCGCGCTTCTCGGCTGACTGTGTAGCATCCAAGATAGTCGTCACCGATGGAAGTTTTTCTTTTCCAGTATCGTAATGACGTAAACCGTCTATCGTTTCGCGCTTCGTCGTCGGATATTTATAACAATTATTTCGTCTCATTTTTTTCTCCTTTAATTTTTCCACCATCTGGTGAAATTCTTCGCTGTCCTTATCAGTCATCATTTAACACTCTTTTTATGTTCCCAAATGTTATTATTAAAAACTCTAATC